GTCAAATCAGTATTGGAAAATAAAGGCATCAGTCCAAAGATTGCTGCTTTCATTCCACAAGATATGGATGTAAATAGTACAGAGTTCGACTCTTGGTTGAATGAGTACTCCGATGTCTTTGGTGTTTCAACTGCTTCTGAAGAAGGTGAAGGTCAGCCTGGCATTAGTCAGGAAGACTTGGCTACTCTTCGTCAGATGGATGTTGTTACTTCTGGTGCTTTGTCGCCTGATAGGGAAGAAGATATTATGCTTCGTCTGAATCAGGCATCAAGTGCCGACGATATTCTATCAATGATTTACGGTACTTAATCGCAAATCAATCTAACTTAAGGAAAAATAATTATGGCTGGTAATAACTATACCTCCACCGCCGCCACCTCCCTTGGTGGTAGCACTGGTAGTGCTGGTCTCGTACAGAAGGCTTATGATAAGCTGATTGAATTCGCTCTGCGTACTCAGCCACTTATTCGTTCAGTCGCTGACAAGCGTCCTGTCGCTCTTACGAACCCTGGCTCTACTGTAACATTCCAGTTGTACAACGATATCAATCGTGTTACTGGTACTCTAACGGAAACTGCAGATGTTGATGCGTCTGCTTTGGCTACACCTAAGGCAGTTCCTGTTACGCTAAACGAATACGGTAATGCTGTAATCGTTACTCGTGCACTTAACCTATTCAGTCTTGCTGATGTTGACCCTGCTGTTGCAAATATCATTGCATACAACATGGCTGACTCTGTAGATGAATTGGCTCAGACTGCACTTGATGGCGGAACTAACGTAATCTACGGTGGAGACGCTACTTCACAGAGTGCTATTAGTCAGGCTACTACTGCTGATACTCTTAGCGCTGCTAACATCCGTCGTGCTGTTGCTAAGTTGCGTGCTAACAATGCTGTTGCCCGTAAGGGTAGCATGTACTGGGCAGGTATCCACCCTGAAGTTTCACATGACCTTCGGTCAGAAACTGGTGGCGCTGCTTGGCGTGACCCACACAACTACCAGGAAGCCTCAAACATTTGGGCTGGAGAAATTGGTTCATTCGAAGGTGCTTACTTCGTTGAGTCTCCACGTCTAAAGGTTACTGGCGATGGTGCAACTACCGGTTCTACCAAGTCTGTTACTGCTGTTGCAATTGCTTCGAACATTGCTGGTGGTTACACTGCAACTGTTTCTGCTACTGCACACGGTTTCTCTGTTGGTGACTTTGTTGTTCTTGCTGGTACTTCTGGTGTAACTGGTCTGAATGCTACTTGGCAGATTACTTCTGTTGCTCCTGATTCATTCACGTTCCTTACCTCTCTAAGTGGTACTGTAACTGTTTCTTCAGCAACTGCACAGAAGAAGACTAAGGTCTACCGTACGTTCATTGCTGGTCAGCAAGCACTTGCAGAAGCAGTAGCCGAAGAGCCACACGTGGTTATCGGTCCTGTAACTGACAAGTTGATGCGTCACCGCCCAATGGGTTGGTACGGCGTTCTTGGCTTCTCACGCTTCCGTGAAGAGTCACTATACCGTATTGAGACTGCATCTTCAATCGGCTAATCTCAGTGATTAATCTTATCCCCCACTTTCGGGTGGGGGGTAGGGTTAGTTTCTGAAAGGAATCTAATGTATAAATTTGTCACACCGACTGTTTCAGAAGGACCACTAAGTGAGGGTCCTCTATTCTCACGCTACCGCATGAATAAAGGCGTTAGTGTTTTCCGCATGGGCGGAGAATGGTATGAGATGCGTTATCCTACCGAGGATGACATTTCTGCTACAGACCAGTTTTATCGTGGTGGCATGACTTATGAAATTGAAGATGACATTGCTGCAGAACTGCTTGCTTTGGGTTATGATGTGAGTCCAATCTAATGACGTTACAAGACAAAGCATCAATTGTTGGAATTATTTCCACCTGTTTCACTATGGCAATTGTTTTAGGAAAGTGGCTTGTTGTCACTCCTCTAAAGAATTATATTAGAGAACACACTTATCCTATTCAACCCGATGCTAATGGGGGTAAGTCTTTGCCAGATATTGCAAAGTTAGTTATAGAAATTAAGACTCTACTTGATGGTGTCAACTATCAGTTGAACAAGGTGGAGGACCGTTTAGATAAACATATTGAACATCATATAGAAGGTAGACTGCAATGAAACCAGGTATTTATCCTATCACTGCCCGTCAGGGTACTCGTTTCAAACTACGTTTTAATCTTGCTACCAATGGTACTGGTATTAATCTTGGAAGTTATTCTGCAGCAATGCAGGTGCGTAAGAGTGTAACCTCTTCTACGACTCTTCTTAACCTTGTGAGCCCGACTAACATTTCCCTTAATGCTGGTGATGTTGATGGTGACGTTCTTGTGACTGTTTCTGGTGCTACTATGGCTACTTTGCCTGCTGGTACTTGGGTGTACGATATTGAATTGACTGACTCTAGTGGTAATCCTGAGGCTGTTCTTGAGGGAAAGTTTATTGTCAAGGCTGAAGTGACTCGCTAATGTCTACAGATGTTACAGTCTATGAGACTGTCAATAATGTTACTGTTCTTCAGGATGTAACCGAGGTTAGTGTTTCTGACGATGTAGTTAATGTTACTATCGACCAGTCTACTGATGAGACTGTTGTAACTATTTCTAATGAGCAGGGTTTACAGGGTCCTCCTGGTCTAACAGGTGATACTGGACCTGAAGGTCCCGCTAGTACTGTTGCTGGTCCTGCTGGACCTTCTAATGTCCTTGGTATTGGAACTGTTTCTGGAGGAACTACTGCTTCTGCTACTATTACTGGAACTAGTCCTTCACAGACATTAAATCTTGTGCTTCCAAAAGGAGACACTGGTTCTGCTGGACCTGGTGTTCCTGTCGGTGGAACTACTGGTCAAGCATTAGTAAAGATTGATGGAACTAATTACAATACTCAGTGGGCTACCCCCGCTGCTACTGGTGTAACTTCTGTTTCTGCAATTGCACCGCTCTCTACTGGTGGTTCACCTATTACTTCCACAGGTACTATTAGTATTTCAAATATAGCAAATGCAGATATTTCTACTAGTGCTGCGATTGCGCAATCTAAACTAGCAACCAACACTGCTGCACAATGGTCTGCTGGAACAGCGTATGTCGTTGGTGATCTTGCCTACAATCTTGGTGTCACTTACCGTCGTAAGGTTGCTGGCACTACCGCTACTGCTCCTGCATCTGATACTACTAACTGGGCTGCACAAACTGGTCCTGCTGCTAATGCTCAAACTGCTAATGCTTTGGCTTTGCGTGATAGTTCGGGCAATTTACTTATTGGCTCTGGTGCAAGCATTGCCCTTAGTTCTTCAACATCACCTAGTTTTGGTGGTGGTTTATCTTCTAGTGGAGACATTACTGTCAGTGATGGTAGTTTAACTACGGCAACTACAATAACTGGTTCTGGAAATGTAAATGCTTCCCAATCAATTCTTGCAACAAATGGAAATGTTAGTGCTGGAGATGATGGTGCTACAGCATTTCCGACAACTACTGGCGCAGGAAATATTCGTTCTGTAAATCAGATCATTACAAACAGCACTGCTTCAGATTCTATTAAAACTTCTGGTGGTGTTACTGCTGCTAGTGCAACATTGACTACTGGTTTTAGCACTGCTGGTGTTGTTCACAACAATACTTCTGGAGTTCTTAGTTCGTCACTAATTACCAATGCTGACGTTGCAGCAAATGCAGCAATTGATATTAGTAAAATTTCTGGAGCACCAAGTTCTCCTTTGTATTACCAATTGCAAACATCAACAAGTGCAGTGTCACCTGGCACAGCGATCTTTTCACCTTTTGGTCTTGGAACAGGTAGCACAAGCGGTGTCACTCTGACTGCCAGTACAACTTATGCTGTTGACTGGCAGATTGTTATGGTTGGAACAAGTTCTGCAACAGCTCATATATTGCAAGGAGTATTTTCTCCAGCAAGTTCTGCGACTGTTACTGCTGTTGCTGGTTCAGTTTTAATAAGTCATAATACTACAGGTTTAAGTGCTCCAACAATTATGACAAGTACTTACGCTTATGGATTCAAACAAACAGCAAATAATTTTGCTCTTGATATTTCAAGGTCCGCATCGGGAGCAACTATCTATCGAACAATTTCATTCAAAGGTTATGTCAGCATTGGTACTGGTGGAAAAATTATTCCAGCACTTCAATACACAAGTGCTGGTGAAACTAATGTTCAAGTTCTTGCTGGTTCTTATTTAAGTTTGACACCAATGGCTTCCAACTTGCCATCGAATGGAGCGTGGTCATAATGGCTTGTCGTACAGGTTGTCCTACACAGGACTGTGAATCGTATGCAGATTGCTGCAAAGGTGTAGCAATTAATAAGAGTAGTTTGAGAGTTAATTAATGTCTGAGCATTCCCATATAGCCAAGGTTCTTGAATGGAAACTTGACGAGAAAACTAACCATGTTCCAGGTTTGTACGGTTGTACTGGTTGCGATGCAACCTTTACTGAACCTCCTAAGAATCAGTTCTCTAAAGAACATACCCACACAGAATATGTTGATGGATGTTTCACTTGTAAGATTGAAACTCTTGAACTGTCCACTGGTGATGCCAGTGGTGGTATGGTGGCTAGTGGCTGGTCTAAGAAGCGTTGGGATAATGAAATGAATCTTTACGCTAAGGCTCGCTCTCAGGGTATCCAGCCTGATGGTACGAGTACTAAGAAAATCCAGAAAGCCCTAGACGCTAGTGATAAGGTCGGTGTGGCATATGGCACTTAATGAAAACAAAATGGAATATGGAGTGGGTAATGCCAGTATCTAAGAAGCGTCCAGCCGCCAAGAAGAAGGCTGTCGCTAAGAAAGGTCCTAGTCGTGCTATGGCACAGGGCTATGTTGAAAAGGGAACGGGCGAGAAGTATAAGTCTCGTTCTGCAATGATGAAGCATGAGAAGAGAGAGTCTCCTCCTATGCGTAAGAAAGAATATGGAACTTCCATGCGAAAGGGTTCACGTTAATGGCTACCAAGAATCAGATTGCACAGGCTGCTTTTGCTAAAGCAAAGAAGTCTGGTGTAAAAAGTAAACCTATTACTGGTCCTCGTGGATACACGAATTCTCAGGTTGTATCTAAGGCTGTACGTAACCGTAAGTCTTCTTTAACTTCTGCTAACACGAACAAGTCTGCACCTAAGGTTGGTCCTAAGCCTAAGGGCAGTGGTGGCTTTAATGTGGGTAACTTTGTTAAGAATGAACTTCTTGGTGTCGACGATTTCAGTAAGTTGCGTGGACAGTTAGCTAAGCGTCAGTTCCGTTCTGCTGCTAAGTCTTTTGGTGCTGGTGCTTTGGAATTTGGTACTACTGCTGCTGCTGTTGTTGCTGCTGCACCAACTGGTGGTGGAACTCTTGTTGCTACTGTTGGCGCTAAGTCTGCTATGGTTGCTGGTCGTCAGGTTGTTAAGGCTGGTATCAAGTCTGGTGCTAAGAAAGTCGTTAGTGGTTCTGCAGTTAAGTCTGCAGTCAAGTCTACAGGTAAGGCTGTTGTTGGCGGTTCCTTTAAGCAGGGTGCTAGGAATGTTGCCAAGGTTGGTGTTGCTGTAGTTCGCCCTGGCAAGACCGCTGGAAAGGCTGTTAGGTCTTTTAGTACTGCTACTACTCGTCAGGCTATAAAGAATGCAGGTATTTCTGCTGAGCGCATTGCTGCACGTAGTGCACAGCAAAATGTTGCTGCTAAGGCTACTATTACTGCTGCAGCAAAGGCTGCTCATGCTCCTACTGCTAAGAAGTTGGCTGCTGAAACTACTAAGTATAAGGCTAAGCAGACTGCTGCTAAGAAGGCTGCTGCTGCAGCATCTAAGAAGACTGGCAAGAAGGTTGCACCTAAGCCTGTCAAGGTTCCTGCAAGTTTGACTCGTGCTCAGGCTGCTGCCAGCAAGACTGGTTCTGCAGTTAAGTCTGCTCGTGGTTCTTCTCTTGGTGCTAAGTCCGCTTTGAATCGTGCTAATGCTGCTTCTGCTGCTAAGATTACTGCACGTAAGACTGCAGCCAAGAAGGCTGCTGCTCGTAAGACAATGGTTAAACGTGGTGCTCGTCGTGGTCAGTATGTTCACGTAACAGTTGCTGCTAATTCTCGCAAATCAGATAATAAGTAAAAGGAAAATACAATGCCAAAAATGCCAACAAGTAAGATTGATGGTCCAGGTACTAAGCGTGCACGTGGATATACTGAGGCTCAGTTGAAGAATGCTAAGGGTAGTAAGGCTGCTGCTAAGGCTCGTGCTATCGGTATTGCCACTAAGGCAATGAATGCCACTGAACCTAAGCCTAAGGGTCGTGGTTACACGCAGGCGCAGTTGAATGCTGCAGAACGTAAGAAGGCTGGTCTTCGTTACGGAAATTCACCTATTGCAATCGCCAAGAAGGCTATTGAAAACAAGGGTGGTAAGTCGTCATCAGTTACAGGTAGGCAGCAAAATCCAGCCAATGCTAATGCTATCGCTAAGGCTGCAATCAAGAAGCGCAACATGAAGAACATTGCTCGTGCTGCTGTAGTTAAGGCTGGTGCAACTAAGCGTGCTCAGTATGTAGTTCCAAAGGGCTATGAGGCTATTGCTAAGGCTGCTATCGATAGGGCTCGCAAGAAGAAGGCTACACAGAATAACCCTAATTCTGGTCGAAGCGGGTCTAGTTACTAATGGTTGACCCTCGTCTTAAACGTGCTGGTGTATCAGGCTACAACAAGCCTAAGCGTACACCTAACCATCCTAAGAAGTCGCATGTTGTTGTGGCTAAGGTTGGTACACAAGTGAAGACGATTCGTTTCGGTCAACAGGGTGTGTCTGGCTCCCCCAAGAAACAGGGGGAGTCAGCATCCTATGCTGCTCGTAGGCGTTCGTTTAAGGCACGTCACGCATCTAATATTTCTAAGGGTAAAATGTCGGCAGCCTATTGGGCAGACAAGGTGAAATGGTAATGGCTACTGGTCTACAACTAAATTTGAATCGTGTTATTGGTCGTACTGACCCTTCTACTTTTCTTGATGCACAGGGTGCTGCTAATGTGTGGCTGAATACTAATCTGCTCAATAGTAACCTTGCAACTGGTACTGATACTTTAGGTAATCTTACTAGTGTTGGTGTGTACAATGGTACAGCACCCAATACTTATACTACATCAAGTTCTTTTGATTATTCTCAAAGTCCAAATAAATCAATTAGAGTTTCTCCAGATGTTGGTGCTCTAACTATTCCTAGCATGTCTGTTGGAAGTGTTACGCAAAATAATCAATATCTTGTATCAGTAAAACCCAATACAACATATACTTTGTCGTTTTATTCTAGAACCGCTATTCCTTTATCTAATACTGTTTCATTAATTGCTGTACCTCAACAAGTTGCTGGTACAAGTTTGGCTCCAGTTACTTTAACTTCTACTACTGCTGTTAGCAATACTGGTTGGACAAAACTTATTGGACAATTTACTACTTCTTCTAATCATAATTACTTAGCAATCAGAGCAACTGTCACTGCTCCAAATCTTATTGGTCAGACTTATTACTTTGATACTTTTAGTTTACGAGAAGGTAGTGCAGATGGAACAAATAATCTTGCTTTGCTTGGTGCCTTGAATGCTAAAGCTGGTACTACTGGTCTTGGACTTAATGCTGTATGCAATGTTCTTGCTGGTACAACTAACCTAGATGCCGACGCTGCTTCTGAATTGTTTTCTTAGGATTATAAATGGCTGTCGCTAAAAAGAAAGTTTACGGACCCTATAAGGGTAGTAAAGAAAATGGTGGACGTAAGATTTATGTCATTAAGACTGGGCAGAAGGCTACGTCTACGAATGCTGCACGTCTAGACTATAAGCGTGCTACGGGCAAGTCTTTGTCTAAGAAGACTCATGTGGACCATAAGGATAATAACCATAAGAATGGTTCACGTTCTAACCTTAGGGCTATGAGTGCATCAAAGAATATTGGTAAAGGTAACCAGAATAGGAAGAAGAAGTAATGC